TCCTTGTGCTGTTCCAAGAATATCTTGAGTTTCAGAAACGCCCATTTCACGCAATTTTTTAGCCAAATCCATTTCTTTTTTGTCTAATGCTTCGTTAGCTTTTGTGCCAGCATAAACATTAAACAAATTGCCCAAATATTCCATTGGGTTTGGAGGTACATATACGCCACCAGAAACAGTTTGTCCTTGGGGTGTTTGTGCGCCTTGAGAAATTAAAATGTCAGCTAATTTACGCTGACGGTTTAATTCAACTATGTCAGGATTTTGAAAGCCAAGCGCTTGTGAAGGGTTAAACATTTCAGCCATTATTAACTCCCAAACATATTGCTAAATGTGCCTGTAGGCGCTCTTAATGCTCCTGAACCTAAGTTAAACAAACCACTCATTAATGAGTTGTTATAAGCGTTTTGAGCGTTAGCATTAGCCAAATTACCTTGGTAAGTGTTTTGCATTGCACCAAGATAATTAGTAGGCGTTGTAGTTGCATAAGAAGCAAATGAAGGTGATGCCAAACCTTTAAGTGCAGAACCTTGTTGATACGGCAACATAGCTTGTTCAATCGCTTGATTAAATGCTTGATTTTGAGCTTGCATACCAAGACCTTGATTTGCTAATTGTTGCTGATAAGCAAGATTATTAGCGTTCATAGCTTGTTGGTTGTTGTATTGATTAGCGCCCAACTGAGTATTTGCTGTATTAAAGTTTTGGTTATATTGCTGTTGATTTGCTTGTAAACCAGTTTGCATACCACCTACGATTGCACTTGTAAGAGCATCGTTTTGGTTTTGAGCAAGCAATGTTTTAGCGGTGTTGTAAGCCTGTGAACCAGGCATAATTCCTTGGTTTGCTAACTGAGCATCAGAAGCCTGACTTTGACGGTCTAAAGATGGTTGTAAGCGTTGCATAATGGCATCGCTGTATGTTTGACCAGGGTTAATACCATAAGAAGGCAAAGCATTAGCACCTAATTGGCTAGTGTCTAATTGATAATTAGCAAGAGAATTAGGATTAAATTGCTGTTGGTTTAACTTGCTTCCAAAGTAATTCATGGAGGCCATGTCTTGACCTTGGAATTGAGGCGCTTGAAATGACTGACCTAATTGCCCAAAGTTTGCATTAATAGCAGACTGAAGCTGTGGGGCTATGGTTTGAGTTTGACTCCAAGTTGGGTTGCCATATTGGTCAGTCCCAGTTTGGGTGTAATTTAATGACCCATAAGGATTGGATTGATTTAGGCGATTTGCAGCCAAATCTGATGCTGAAGTTTGCTGTGCTGCTCCTGTATAGTTAGGAACAGAAACAGTCTGAGGACTGCCAAATAATGCGTTTGTAACGCCACCTAATAAACCGCCACCGCCACCCATATCATTCTCCTTTTAGAGGACATTTGATGTCGAGCCAACGACAATCTTCACGCCTCATTGCTAATATCACTAAATCCCCATCAATATGGGCATCTTCGATATACGCTTTATCTTTGAAACCAAGGTGTCGGTCTAATTTCAGCGCTTCTTCATTTGTAGAAGCAACTGACGCTAGTATAACCTTTACTTTCAATATGTTAAAGGGGTAATCAAAACACGCCCACAACAAATCTTTACTAATCCAATTAGGCACTATGGCGGCTGTGTGCATCATGCAGGACTTGTCCAATATGTTGTCAAACGCCACTACTGCCTTTACTTCACCATCTATTTCCTGCCCTATAAAAGTGGCATAGGGGCTAAATTGCATCCCTAATACCCCTGAAATCCATCCTCTAAGGTGGTCTTGGTTATCAGTAACCACACGCCTCAAAGGACACCACCTCTTTCCATTACATAATCCGTAGAAACCCAATGCACATCAATGCCTTGAGATGCTACTTTCATTACTACGCCACCAGAATAGCCAATTCCTGTAACACCTTGCCATAGTTTTGTAAGGGTTAAATTTCCACCCCAAACTTGCTCATCCCAAACAGCATTGTCCCAAGTTCCAAGAGTTGAACTTACAGCGTTATAACTAACTGCTCCAAGGCTATTTTGAGCATCAAAATCAGTATTTACCCCTACTAAAACACCTGGCAATCCATTGTCTGTTTGGAAAATAGGGCGAACCATCGTAAAGCGTTTTTGCTGTCCAGGAGCATCAAAATAGCTATATGCTTGCTGAACTTGAGCATTAATGTTGTTTCCAGCGTCAGAATAACTATCCCAGAATTGAGCTACATATCCATTTCCGCCAAAATATAAACGGTCAAAACTTAATTCCCAGCAAGTTGCTTCAATATCCGAAAAGCTGCACCATGCTTTAGAAATGGTGTGCATACAAAATTGCTGAACTCCAGTATCTAATGGAACATTAATAATTAACATATTGACGGAGGCAAAATAGATAATTTGCCATCCAAAATTAGTTGAATAAAGGCTAATTGCCTGAGAAATGGCGTAATAAATTTTATCTGTAAGGTTTACCCTTGGGTCAAGACGGCTAGATTGTAAAGAGGCTGCAAGAGGCGCTAAACCATCTTGCGTAAGCAATAAAAGGTCGCCAGCAAACTTTAAAAAGCAGCGTCTTGCAAAAGTTTGACCTAACTGCCAAATACCTTCTAATGACCAACTGTCTGTGCTGGCTGGGTTTGTTCCTGTATAAACAATAATTTCACCATTGTTTGTAGCCCAAACCGCATAATCATCAGCGCCTTGACCAGCATCAATAGTCCAAGTTCCCATTGCTTGTAAAAAACCACCCATTCTGGCATATCCGCCAAAATCCAATGGTGATGCAGCTCCAGCAACTTGGCCTACAGGCAAAAACCAAGCTCTTAAACTTCCTTCTTCAACAAAAAAAAGAAAGTTTTTAAATAGGTTTACATGAACTAATTTGCTTGAATCTACGCCTGTGATAGCGTAATTAACCGTATAAGAACCTACAACTGTTGCATCTGTTCCAGGCGTTGTAGCCATTATATAAGTAAAGGTATTTGTGCCTGTTTTAGTGATAATAAAAGTGCCATTGTAAGCACTTGGACTAGCGCCAGTAATTGTAATTTGATTGCCAGTTATTAATCCATGTGCTGTGGATGTTGTAACAGTAGCTGTTGTACCTACATGGGTAATAGTGCTAATGGTTTGAGCAGTAGCAGTAGTAGCGTATTTAATCCAATTTGTGCCGTCATAGAGCATTGCTGGGTCTTGACCATTACAACAAACAAGGAAATGGTTAGAACCAGTTGTAGACATATTGACATACTGCCATTTGTCATTAGTCAATCCAGTTACTTTTGGTACTGCCGTTGTGCCAGAAGCATCATACAAAGTAGAGCCAGCCACAGCAAATAATGTTTGGGTGGATTGCCCAGCCCAATTCATCAATGTATTAACTTGTCCTGTAATTCCAGTTGATGACTTTGTATAACCAAGCCTTAACTGAACATCAGTAGGCGTAGGAAAAAAATTGTTTAAAACCACCGCATCTAGCGGTGACATATTGGCAATAGAATCCCTAGCGTTCCATCCACCAGTAGAAGATGAAACCGAGGCCGTTGTAGCGGTTCGTTTTTGAGGAACTGTCATTATGAGCCGTAACCTGTATCAGGAATGTTAGCGTAGCCAATAAGCACTTTGCTTGGGTAAGGCGCAAATGAAAGATTTGGCGCACCTTTGTCATTAGCTTTAGCAACGGATAAATAACGCTGATAGTCTTGTGACAAAGCGGTTGTGTCAAAGTTTTTAACTTGAAAATACTTCATTTTGGTGTAAAGCACCAATACACGGTCATCAAATACTGTGGTGTCTGTGTCGGCTGTAAAGCTATTCTTTACTTGTCCTGTGGCGCTTCTTGCCCAACCTTTACTACGGTATTCCCAACCAATATATTCATTGGTATTCATTGGAGGCCATACTTGGAATTGGTTGTCCAAAATACGCCAGCGAATACGAGGGCCAGTTGAAATATAACCAGACTTTAGCCATTGCCATTGTTGGGCATCTTCAGGGCCAAGTGCTTCCCAATGCTTTGTTTTGTCCCATTGGGTACGGTCTGTAATAGCTTCAAAGTCAAAAGGTAAGTCATAGGCGGTTTGCGCTAAAACTACGCTACCTGTGCCTGTGCCAGAAGCCATTTGGCTCATTACAATTTGATGAGTCGTGTTGTCTGCGGTTACAACTTGAGTGTCTTGGTTAATGTTATAACCAGTAATTCCCCATTGGCTTGTAACAGCACTAATATCTGTACCGCTATCTACAGTCAATAAGGTAGTCCCATTGACCGTAGTAGCGTTTGTGGTGATAGCCTGTGTGTAAAAACGATACTGTACTTGCAAGGCTTGCCAGTCATGCTCTTTTACAAGCTCATAGCCAGCGCCATTCATCAATGCCAAGATTTGCTGCACATCTTGAGAAGGATTACCAGCAACATAAGACGGCACAGCGAGGTTTAACTCGGCTGTAACCTGCTGGACAAGTTGGAGCATCGTTTGTGACATATTAGGCCTCTACTGCTTTAGATTTGCGTGTTTTGGGTTGTTTTTCCGCAACAGCAGCAAGTAGCGCTTCCATTTGTTCTTGCATTTTGGACAGCTTCGCCTCTGTTTCAGCCTTGATTTTATCATTTTCTTCACGAAGTTTTGCTAATTCTGCTTCTCTAGCGGAAACTTCTGCTGATTCTGACGCTAAATTCAAGAAAGCCTTGGCTTTTTCACGGAAAGAATGAGGTGACATCCCTGCAATCATTCCAATGCGCTGTAATTGCTGGTCTGAGCAATTAGCTACATCCTCAACTGTACGGAATTTAATGCCTTTTAGCTCGTCTGCTTGGCTACGGCTAATCAAAGGCCATTGCTCAATAGGAGTGCCAATAATTTGCTCTTGGCTACCTACTTGGTTTTGGTAAACGCTGCTTATGGGACTCGTTTGCATAAGTGTCAATTTCTGTCAAATTGTCGCCTGGTACGCAAATCCGTACGAAATCAAATTCTTTAAAAATCGGTCTACCTGCTGCAATAGACTCATCTTCTTGTTTTACAGACCGTTTATAGAATGTGACTGCTAATCGTGCATCTGCACCTACTACATCTGACTCAATAGCCATATAAATCTCCTTAAGTGGTTAAGGTACTGCGGTTAAAAGAAAAAGGGACTCCCCTTTTGAGGGAATCCCTAGGTTACTACTATTTCTTCAATTTAGTAGGGGTAAACCTATTAAACGGAAGTTGCTGCGAACCAAGCGTAGTCGCCAGAAGCCAAATCAGACGCAATAGAAGTGTAAGAACCGCCAGAAGCAGTTGCTACAAATGTAGAAGCGTTGATAGAGCAAGTAGCTGTAGAAGCTGTAATAGCTGCGCCAGCTTGTGCGAACACATAGCGCTTGCCATCAGAGCCAAAAGTTTCAGCACCCAAAGGGCCGAAAGCTGGGATTGACTCAGCGGTTGAACCATTGACTAAAGCGAAGTCAATAGGGGTTGTGGTATTCAATAGAACACCAGCGATAGGTAGAACTGTATATGCCATGATTATTTCCTTAAATTAATTAATTAGACTGTTATAAATAGGGGTTTCCCCCTATTCATTAACTACCAGTCAATACACCTTGTAGGAAGCTGTTAGAGGTTGTCAAGTTACCAGCCCAACCGTAGAGCTTCACGATTGCGTCTTGGTTAATTGACTGACGCTCACCACCGATAGGTACAAAGTTACGCTCTTTGTGTGGGCGTAAGAAGATGTAGTTAGTGTTCAACAAGTACATTGTTGTAGCTGTTTCTTGTGAACCATAACCACCACCGAGTACCACATCAGCAGAAGTACCACCACCGTAGAACTTCAAAGAAGCGAAACCAGCAGCGCCAGATTCTTCAGAAGCAATACGCTGAATAGCTTGCAATGAGCCAACATAATATTGATACATTGTGTTACCAGCAACAATCAAGTCAGCCTTGTCAGTACCACGAATCTGCTTGATAGCAGCAGTAGTCATCTTAGCCAAAATGTCTGTAGAACCAGTTACACCAGTAGTTACTTGGTTTTGCCAGAAAGTCCAGTTAGCACGGTTAATACCACCGTATGTGCCAGTTGTAGGAGTTGTTGAAACAGCAGCAGCCAAACCGTCAAGGTTCTTACCACCGTTACCTGTACCGTCAAGGAACAAGTCACCAGAAATACGGTTCAACAAGCGAGCTTCGGAAACTTGCATACGACCATCCAACAAGTCGATGATTGCTTCTTTAGAGCTGTTTTGGAGCATTTCCAAGCCAGACATAGTAACTGCGTCAGCGTACTGAGCAATTTTGTATTGAGCAGCAGAAATTGGGCTATCTGGAGCAATGTTCAATACTTCGTAACCGCTATAAGAGTTAGCGTTATTAGTATTTGGGTCGTTGTACATGATTTCTTCCAAAATCACATTACCACCTGAGAATGGGCGTACATTGCCCTTTTGGTTCAAGCGCTGAAGAATTGCGTTGTTTTGTGTTAAGTTGTCTGCCAATTCACCGCTACGACTTTGAATAGTGGTAGCGATAATATCGGTAATCGCTGAGTTAGCAAATGC